GGAGTAATCTATTTCTTCTTCGGATCTTCCCGCGGCAGTGAGAAGCTCAAGGACATCATCTCCAACACGTCCAGCCTCACGGGCGGTAAATAGTGACGCCACCGACCAAGAAGATATGGCAGGCCGAGAGCCAGCCAGATGGCGTATGCGCGGGGCATGCGTCATTCGAGCGCCTGATATTCAGCGGCATGGAGTCCCTGAGTGAGCAGATCAAGGTGCTCGCCGAGGCTATCAGGGCTCAGAACAAAGAGAACAGTGACGCGCTGGCTAAGGTGCTGAACAACCAGTCAGACCGGCGCGAGCTGTGTGGGCAGCAGACCGCACGCATTGTGGGGCTTGAGAGTAAGGTAGCCGCTGAGCGGGCTGAAACACTCGATGCTCGCAAAGAGATATGGGCTGCGATCAACAAGCTCAAATTTTATGTGTACACGGGTGTCGGCATCATAATCGCTATCAATGCTATCGCGGTGCTGATGGTTAAGATGGGCCATTAAACTGAGGGGTGCGCCATGAAAAAGCGCGGTTGCTAGGCAGGTGATTTGTGGACGGGCTAGGCTTTGATACATATGAGGCGCGTGCAGAAAAGCACTTAAAAGAGCTCCAAGATCGGCTTGACCTAGAAGCACGCTCAGATGAGCTCGTCCACAAACGCCATCTTGATAAGCTGACCGAACTTTGGAAGGACGCGCTCAAGCCGGTGAGTCTGGCTGAAATGCTTGGCATGACGCCCGGAGAGTTTGTGGTCGAGTATGGCAGCCCGAAGATTGCCACCTTTGTCGCCAACTACATGGGCAAAGGAACTGGCACACGGGCAGCGGCGCTGGCCGGATACAACGGGTCGAAGGCCTACCAGTGCCAGGTGGCGGCCATGTTGCTGACCATGCCCATGGTGGTGGCGGCTATCAACGAGAAAGTGCTTGCCGGGCTCAAAGGCCCGGTGCTGTCATTGAATGACATCATGTGCAAGCTGAGTCAGGAAGCGATGTTTGCAGAAACGAGCAAAGACCGGCGGGCCGCACTGGAGACACTGGCCAAGATGCAGGGCGCGTTTGATCCCAAGAAGGACGACGGCGCGCTGAGCTACGAAGACCTACCCGCCGCACTTGAGCGGGCGAGGGAGCGGGGCAAGAAAAAATGAATGTGAGAATGACGATGATAGCCGACCGGCTGGCTGAATACCAGCAAGACCCCGTGCAGTATGTGCGCGAGGTTTTCGACGCTTCACCGTCTGACCAGCAGGTTGCCTACCTCAACGACATGGCAGACCCCGCTGCCCGTGTGTCTGTGCGATCTGGTATATCCACCGGCAAGACCACGGCAGATGCGTGGCTGTGCCACTGGTTCGTTGACTGCTTCTCACATGCCAAGGCCGCGGTCACAGCGCCCACCATGCCACAGTTGCGCGACGCACTCGTGGCTGAAGTCAGGCTCTGGCATGGGCGCAAGCTCGCCCGGTTCCTGCCGCCCACCACGATATCTAACGAGCTGCTGGTGAATGAAGCACTGGGCAGCTTTGCAGTTTTCAAGACGGCCAGTAAAGAGCGCCCCGAAGCCCTGCAAGGGCTGCATGGCGAGCATGTTATGGTCATCGTTGACGAGGCATCAGGTGTTGACGACGCGGTGTTCGAGCCCCTGCGTGGTGCTACTGGCCGCAATTCTACCCGTATCGCGTTCACAGCGAACCCTACCCGCGCCTCTGGTATGTTCCATCGCACACAGACGCACAGTGCGTACCGCGAAAACTGGAAGCGCCATGTCTGGAGCAGCTGGGATAGCCCGCACTCTGACAAGGCGTATTTGCAGGAGCTCGCAGACGAGTACGGCGTTGACAGCGACATGTATCGCGTCCGCGTGCTTGGCGAGTTCCCGAGCGCCTCGCCCTCGCAGCTCATCCCCACCGACCTTGTAAACGCGGCCATGAAGCGCCACCTGCACAAGGGCCAGTACGACTTTGCGCCGGTTATTCTCGGCGTTGATGTGGCGTGGGAAGGTAACGACCGCAGCTCTGTGTACCTGCGGCAGGGCCTGTACAGCAAGCTGCTGGGCGTGTGGCACAACATCGACAACATGACTTTGGCCGGGTGGGTCAACGAGTATTGGGACACGCACAAGGTAGACTCCTGCTTCGTAGATGTAGGCTGGGGCACTGGCGTGATCGACCGCTTGCGGCAGCTAGGACGAAAGCCCATCCCGGTCAACTTTGGCGGCAAGGCAAGCGACCCGCAGTATGCCAACAAACGCAGCGAGATGTGGTTCAAGACGCGCGATTGGCTGATGGAGGGCGGTGCCATTGAGGCTAACGAAGACCTGAAGCTCGACCTCACAGCGCCCGAGTATGGCCCTGCCGATGCCGGGCACAAGGTACTCGAGCGCAAGAAGGAAACAAAGAAGCGCGCCGGTTTCTCACCTGACCTTGGTGACAGCCTGGCGCTCACTTTTGCGTTCCCTGTGGTTAAGCAGGAAGACCGACCCGTAAAGAGAACCTATGACCCCATGACATATGGGATGGGAGGATAGCAGCATGTGTTTTGGAGGGGGATCTCCCAGCACCCCGGATATTCCGGCACCCGTTGAAGCGCCCAAGGCAGCAACGCCCAAGGACACCACCGCGGCTACCAAGTCGGCTGTTGAGACGCAGCAGAACAAGGCCGCTGCAGCCCTTGGCCAGCAGGGCAGCATCATGACCTCACCTTTTGGCGTCAGCGGTGCCGCCAACACCCGCGACAATTCGTTGCTTGGAGCATAGTATGGAAGATTCCAAGGTTCTTGATCTTGTGCGCCGCCACGACATGCTCAAAGACGAGCGCGAGTCGTGGGAAAAAGACTGGGTGTCATGCGCCAAGCTGTTCTTGCCGCGCAAGTGCAGGATCTTGGAGCGCGACAGCAACCAGACCAACAAGGGCGGCCTGCGCACCGATATCGTTGACAGCACCGGCATTTATGCTATGCGCGACCTTGCTGCGGGTATGCACGGCGGTATGACCTCGCCTGCTCGCCCCTGGTTTCGGCTGGGGCTGCAGGATGAGAACCTGACCAAGCGTGCCGCCGTGCGGTCGTGGCTGGACGAGGTGCAGAACCGCATGCGCACCCTGCTGCACCGTTCCAATTTCTACAACGCTGTACATCACTGCTATGAGGAGCTCGGAACCTTCGGCTCGTGCTTCCTGTTCGAGCTGCCTGACCCCAGGTCTGGCATACGGTTCACGCCCCTGACTGTTGGTGAATACTGCCTCGACATTGATGAGCACGCGCGGGTCGACACCGTGTTCCGTACGCTCGACCTGACTGCCCGCCAGATTGTCCGCATGTTCGGATGGGACAGCGTGCCGCAGTACGTGCAAACGGACTATGAGCGCCCTGCACGGCCGACACTTCGTTACCGTGTAGTGCATGCCATATTCCCGCGTGACGACCGCAAGCCCGGCAAGATGGACGGCAAGAACAAGCCGTTTGCCAGCGTGTACTGGCTCGAGCCCGCCAGCAGCAAGAGTGGCAATCTCGGCTCGAATATGAGTGGGTATCACCTTCTGTCTGAGATGGGCTTCGATGAGCTGCCTGGCTTTGGCCCCCGCTGGGACGTGACAGGCATGGACGTGTACGGGCGCAGCCCCGGCATGGATGTAGCACCCGATGCGCGCATGCTGCAGCAGATGCGGATCAGCACGCTCAAGGCGCTGCATAAGATGGTTGACCCCCCTGTCGTAAGTCAGGGTGGGTTGAAGAACCTCGACACGCTGCCGGGCGGCCAGAACTATATGGACGGGCAGAACACGCAGGGCCAGATGGTTTATCCCATCTTCCAGGTCAAGCCCGACCTTGCCGACGCCAGCGTGTACATGCAGCAGGTGCAGAACCAGATCAAGGAAGGCCTCTTCAATAATCTGTTCCGGCTGCTCATGAACTCCGACCGCCGCCAGATCACCGCCAAGGAAGTGGCCGCGCGCGAAGAGGAAAAGCTGATCCTCATCGGCCCCGTGCTTGAGCGCCTGCACGACGAGCTGTTCATCCCGCTTGTCGACCGCACGTTTAACCTGATGGTCAAGCAGGATCTGCTACCCCCGTGGCCCAAGGAAATTCAGGGCATGCCAATCAAGGTTGAGTTCGTCAGCCTGCTGGCTCAGGCCCAGAAGATGGTAAGCACCAGCGCGGTCGACCAGTTCATGGGCTTCATTGGCGCGTATGCGCAGGGCTTCCCCGAGCTGCTGGACATCCCCGACATGGATAAGGTGGCCGATGGCTATGCTGATTACCTCGGCCTCGAGGCAGACATGCTCAAGTCGCAGGATCAGCGCGACCAGTCCCGCCAGGCCAAGCAGAAGATGGCCCAGCAGGCACAGGCACAGCAGACCATGGATCAGCTCGGCAGTGCGGCTGACGCTGCAAAGACACTGAGCGACACACAGATGGCTTCTGGTGAAGGCAGCCCCAACGCATTGCAGGCGCTGCTGTCTGGCCTTGGCAATAACCCGACGCCGTTGAACTACAACACGGGGCAGTAGCATGAACTTTCAGGACGATCCGGCACTCGCCGAGCTGTACGGTGCAGACGTATCCGCGCAGCAGCAAGCCAAGAAGCTCACACAGCGCGAATATGACCAGCTGCTCACAAGCTTCGGCGACGTGTTTGACACTGAGGCAGGGAAGCGCGTTTTGTGGTTCATCCTCTCGGAGTGCCACATTTACCAGACAAGTTTCACCGGCAACAGCACCACTTTCTTCAAGGAAGGCGAGCGCCAGATCGGCCTCAAGGTGCTCGGTAAAATGCTCGAGGCCCGGCCCGATGGGCTGCAGGCTCTCGTAGATTTCAAACGTAAGGAGAACCCCAATGGCTGATGACGCACTCGACACCGGCGCGCAGGAAAACACCGCAGGCGCAGGGGGAGCAGTGGAGAACGGCGCAGCTGCTGCCGAACAGGCACAGGCTGCGGAAGCTGGTAAGCAGACTGAGCAGGCCAAGACGGGCTCTGACAGTCTTCTGGATGACCAGCCGGAAGGTGATCAACCAGGCGAAAAGCCCGAGGACGACAAGGGGGAAGAGGCTGAAGGTGACAAGATCACGGCTGAGAGCTACGGCGACTTCGAGGTGCCCGAGGGCATCACGGTAAATGAGCCGCTTCTCAACGAGTTCAAGGACACCGCGGCCAAGCTCGGGCTGACCAAGGACAAGGCGCAGGAGCTTATCAATCTGCAGATAAAGAACGTGCAGGAGCAGATGGCCAAATGGGGCGAAGTCCGCAAGGGCTGGGTAGGCGAGCTTAAAGCCGACGCTGAGTTCGGCGGCGAGAAGTTCGATGCCACCGTCAAGGATGCCAAACTGGCTTTGCGCCAGTTCGACCCTGATGGCTCTTTCCTCAAGGCCCTGCAGTCCAGCATGTACGACAACAACCCGGCGACCCTCAAGTTCCTTGCCCGCGTGCAGCGGGCAGTAGGTGAGGACGCTGTGCATACTTCCCGTGACCAGGGCAAGAACAGCAAGCCCGACCTGACGACGCGCCTTTGGGGCGACGCCGACATGGGCGGCAAGTAAACTCTAACTTTCAGGAGCATTGACAATGGCTGATACTCTCGTCCGCACCATGGCTGAATGGGGCGCGTTCTTCGACCAGAACGGGCAGCCCAACGACGTTATCGAGTTGATGGGTCAGGACAACTCCATCAATGACGACATCCCCTACATGGAAGCCAACGGCTTTGATGGCCACACGACCACCATCCGTAACGGACTGCCCGCCGTTTACTTCCGTCGTCTCTACAAGGGTATTCCCATCAGCAAGTCGTCTGTGACTCAGGTCAAGGACAACTGCGCCATGATGGAAGCCCGCAACCAGCTTGACGTGAAGCTGCTGTCCCTTTACGGCCCGCAGGCTGCCGCGTATCGCGCCGGTGAAGCCAAGTCCTTCACCGAGGCCCTCATGCAGAAGAATGCCACCAGCATCTTCTACGGTGATGCTGACGCCAACCCCGACCAGTTCTTTGGCCTGCATTATCGTTACGCTTCCAAGACCGCGCCCAATGTGGTGGACGCTGGCGGCACCGGCTCGGCTTGCACCTCCATGTGGGGCATTGTCTGGGGCCAGACCGAAGTCCACGGTATTTTCCCCAAGAGCAGCAAGATGGGCCTGTCCATGCGCTCCCTTCCCGAGCAGGACGTTCTCGATGCGAGCGGCAATGCCTACCGTGCTGTCGGTGACCTGTTCGAGTGGAACACCGGCCTCTGCGTGCGTGACTGGCGCTGCGTCGTGCGCGTGTGCAACATCGACACCACCAAGCTTGGCCTCTACAAGGGTGACGCTGGTTTCATCGACCTGCACCGCCTGACCATCAAGGCCAAGAACATGGTGCCCACCGCCAAGCGCGCTAAGCTCATGTGGTACTGCAATCAGGACGTGATGACCGCTCTGGAAATGCAGGCCAGCGACAAGGGCAACGTGCAGCTCATGTATGGCGAGCTGTTCGACAGCAAGGGCGTCCCCTTCCTGCACAGCCGCCCTGTGCGCCAGTGTGATGCCATCCTGTCTACGGAAACTGCCCTTTCCTAATGTAATGACCGGCACGGGGGCTTGAGTGCCCCCGCTGCCAGTAAGGAGAAAGAACAATGCTTATCGACAGCAAGAATGTCTACTCGGACAGCCAGGCCATCACCGCCACCGCGGACAGCACCAATAAGGTCAACGTCATGTCGTACCTTGGCCGCAATCAGGTTGGTGATGCTTTCATTACCGTTAAGGCCACCGCGGCCTTCAACAACCTGACCAGTCTGACCATCGACCTGCAGACCTCTGACACCGAAAACGGTACTTACGCTAGCATCCAGTCTGTGACTGTCCCGCTGGCCAGCCTCACCAAGGGTGCCAAGGTTGCTGCTTTCCGCGTCGTTCCCATCGCTTTCGTCAAACCCTGGTCGAAGATCGTTTATACCGTCACCGGCACCGCCCCGACCACCGGCGCGGTCTTTGCCGCGTTGACGCGTGAAGAGGACGGCCTGCGCTACGCCGCGGGTCTGTACATCGACAAGGGTATCACTAAGGGCTAGGAGGGATAAATCATGGCCAAAGCTGCTACTGCTGCTACCACGGTTACTGCTGTTACCTACAAGGTCACGCAGGACTGCCTCGTGTTTGGGACGTACCACACCGCTGGCGATACCTTCACTGAAAAACCCTGGGACAAGGCCTACAACTGGCCCATGCCTGACTTCATCGAGGTGGTGGGCGAGTCCACAACCGACACCCCCGACGAAGCGGCCCCCCTCGGCTAAACCAACCAGAACAGGCGGGTGGGCTTAACGGCCCGCCCGCCACTTACAAGCAGGAGAGCTGCCAATGCCCACATCTATCATCAGCATATGCAACATGGCTCTGGCCTGGATTGGCACAAACCGCATTGCAGCCCTCACCGAGAACAGCCCCGGCGCGCAGATTTGCAGCCAGTTCTACGACCCTGCCCGTCTTCAGACACTGCGGGATCACCAGTGGAATTTCGCGCAGAGCCGTGCCACGCTGGCCCTGGTGGACGTTCCTGCGGAATACCCTGAATACGCATATGCCTACGCATGGCCTGACAAGTGCGTGCGCGCCCACAAGGTCTACCTCAACGGCAACAACTACGATTTTACTGTCGTGCTTGGCCCTGACGGCGCGAGCAAGCTGATCCTTACCAGCGTGCCGGACGCCGTACTGTCTTTCACTGCCGATGTGTCAGACCCTACACTTTTTGACCCCCTGTATGCCCGAGCGCTGGCCCGCAGGCTGGCTGCCGACGCAGGTACGGTCATCTTCAAGAACAACCCGCAGAAGATGCAGGAACTTGAAACGTACTACCTCAATGAGGTTCGCAAGGCACAGGCCAAGGACGCCGAGGAAGGTACGCCCGACAATGACACCGAGATCCCCTGGATCACTGCACGCACAATCTAAGGGGTCAGCATGAATACCAGAATCGCCCTACACAACTTCACCGGCGGCGAACTCTCCGAATGGCCCCTGTCTGCCCGGTATGACCTTGCCAAGTACAAGACCGGCTGCAAGAAACAGCGCAATTTCATCTGCGAGCTGCATGGTGACCTGCGCCGTAGGCCCGGCACGTTCTTCTGCGAAGACCTTGGCGGCCCCGCGGCGCTCGTCCCGTTCCAGTTCAGCACCGACTACAACCAGAATTACTGCCTGGTGTTTCAGGCTGGAAAGATCCGCATTGCCCAGAATTACGGGTTTGTGCTCGATGGCAGTGGCAACCCTGTCCAGATCACAACACCATACGCCGAGGCCGATCTGGAAAACATCTACTACGGGCAGTCGGGTGACATCATGTATCTGGCGCATCGCAGCTACCCTTTCAAGAAGCTGGTGCGGTCTAGCCATACAAGCTGGGCGCTCTCCGACGTGGCTTTCACCCCGTCCATCGGTCAGGTCACAGGCATCACCGTGGCCTTCCACAACGCCAGCGGGACAGCCGACTACACGCTCAGGTACGTGGTGTGTGCAGAGAACAGCAAAGGAGAGATCAGCCTGCAGAGCACCCCCGGCTCTACAGCTACCGGCAAGTACCCCACCGACTGGGTTGTCGGCGACTACTGCACCGTGTCGTGGACGGCGGTCACGGGGGCCGAGCGCTACTACATCTACCGCGAGTCTGGCGGCTATTATGGCCTGATCGGCGTAGCGGAAGGCCAGAGCACCGTGACCTTCAGGGATGAGAACTACGAAGCGGATACGGCCAACACACCGCCACTGTCGAATGATTTTTTCGGCAGCAACAATTACCCCGGCCTTGTAGCATTCCACGAGCAGCGCCTGATACTCGGATCTGCTGCCAAGGAGCCGCAGACATTCTACGGGAGCAAGACAGGCAGCTTCGAGGATTGGAGCAAGTCAAGGCCGCTCAAAGAAGACGATGCCATCAAGTTCACAGTTGCGTCTGGCAGCATCGACAAGCTCCAGTGGATTGCGAGCTTCCGCGCGCTGCTACTCGGCACTGGTGGCGTAGAGTATCAGGTAAGCGGCGACAACAATGGGGCCATCACACCCACCAAAATCAGCATCAAGGCTCAAAGCTACTGGGGCTCTGCTGCACTGCGCCCGCTCATCATCGGCACCTCTGTGCTGCACGTGCAGAGGCAGGGCAGCCACGTGCGCGATATGTTCTACGACTTGCAGCAGGATGGCTACAATGGCAACGACCTGTCGGTTCTGGCTCCACATCTGTTTGACGGCTACAGCCTGACGCGCTGGGCATACCAGCAGGCCCCGGGCTGCGTTGTCTGGGCCGTGCGCAATGACGGCGCGCTGCTTGGGCTGTCTTACCTCAAGGCCCACCAGATATATGGCTGGGGTGTCCACGAGACGCAGGGCTCTTTCAGGAGTATATGCACCACCAGCGGCGACCTTGAAGATGTGGTCTGGCTGGTGGTCAAGCGTACAGTTGGGGGCGTTGACAAGTATTTCCTCGAGCGCATGGCCACCAAGTGGAAGGCTGCCGACGGTATTGCCGAGGCCATGTTCCTCGACAGCGCCCAGACCTACCGGGGCGCAGCAACTTCGACAGTTTCAGGCCTCGGTCATCTCGAGGGCTGCACGGTCGACGCCCTGGTTGATGGCTCCCCTGTTCGCGGCCTTACAGTCTCGGGTGGTGGCGTAACCCTGCCCATGCCGGGGTCTGTGGTGCATGTGGGCCTGCCCTACCAGTCGCTGATGATACCCATGACGCCGGAAGCAGACACGCAGGATGGCACCACGCTGGGCAAGCAGAAGTCTTACGGTCGCTGCGTGGCCCGGCTTGTGGAGAGTGTGGGTGGTCAGTATGGGCCGGACGAGGACAACCTGACAGACTTTCCTTTTACGCCTGACGTTTGGGGCACAGCTGTACAGCCCTTCTCGGGAGACCGTGAGTTCGCGCTGGCCGCTGGCTACAGCTCGACTGAGTCCATTTGCATAGCGCAGAATCTGCCGCTGCCTTTCACGCTGAACTCACTGGCGCTGGAGGTGAACATTGAAGGTTGAGTTTAAGCGGGCAACCGCTGAGGATGTAGGGGCCATGTGCCGCCGCGGTATGCGCCGGGCCGACGAGGTAGAGGCTCTGCGCATGGGGTTTCCTGACCCGTA